CTCTTCTTGAAATTGCTTAAACGTTTTCATCTGGTTTTTGTTGTTTTAAAAGTTTAGCTAGTTCTGCTGTGGATCCAACAAAAAGTGCATTATTTACTGTAGTAGGACCTTTTGGTTTTTCTTCTTCAATATCTTTCAATTTCTTCTGCAAATCCATTAATTTGTCTGTTGCATCTGCAACATTTTTAATCAATTGACCAGCAACTTCATATGCTCTGGGCATTTCACTTTCCTGTGCCAATTCAAGAATTCCATTTATTGCTTCCTGACCCTTTTCAATCAGAGAATATAAATTTCCTCTGGTATATTCGTAGTCTTTTTTAACATCATCTGTTGATGATTGTACCCTTTCTATAGATTTTGGTTGTTCATTATTTGGCACTATTTGGGTGTCAACATTAAACGCATCTTCTAATCCATCAAATTTTTTTGTCATTTTCATATTATAGATCCACTAAATCCAAAATCATCCCCATCTTCAATCAATAAATCATCTGCTGCTGTAATTGATTTGACACTAGAACCTCTTAAATGTGAGGTAATAGTCGTTTCATCCCTACCCCTATCTACAGTCAGAACATTTCCAGATACTAACTTGACATATACTTCTTCTCCTTCCAAATCCAAATAAGTATTTGCGGAAATCGAAGAAGCATCATCAACTTCAACAAGAATATCTGTAGTTGTAATATCTTTAGCTAGAACTGTTAAAACTGTTCCTGTATAATTTTTAATAGCCCTTGGTTCTGCAGAGTATACAACTTCTCTTGTTGGTGTAATAGTAGAATCTCCAGTAATATAACTGATTGTGGTTTTTTTGATAATATCTTTGGTTGCTGTGGAAATAGGTCCAAAGAGATAAATTTTAGCAGTAAATCTTAATGTATATAATAAAACTCTTCTGGTTGTAAAGTTTCCTTCATAGTCATCTTGCATTATAATATTTTCCAATATTACGGGTATATCTCTCTTTTCATTTAATTCTTTAACTAAATTAACTGATAATGTATATGCTGGTTGAAAGTAAGGTAAAATTTGCTCAACAATTTGTAAAGCATCATCATTTAATTTTGCCATAATTGACAATTCAAATTGCATATTGTATGGAACAGGCAAATATGCTTTTTTAGTTATTGAACCATCAGTCGAATCTTTTACAGTAAATGTTTGAGTTGTTGTAGACTTTCTTGATGCATCATAAGTTAAACCTGTAAATTCAAAAGACATTCTTGGTAATGTAATTTGAACGGGTTTATTTAAGTCTGGAGACTGTTCTATTCTCGCAAGAAATTTTTGCGTTGGACCATATGCAAGTGGTACTTTTATGACGCTAACAACTTGATCCGAAGAATTTGTATGCTTTATTTTTATATCGTTAAATAAAGAACCAAATGCTATAACGGTTTTTCTAAGAATTTCGTTGTAAAAATACTCAAACATTTTAATTACTTTTATTAAAATCTATTTAGGGCATTCCAAAAGGATTTTTTTCACTGAAATCAATAATATTATCAGATTCAATCTCTATATTTTCATTATCCGCATATCCATCGTTTATATTATTTTCATTTATTGAAAGTAAAGCATATGATGCTGAAGACGCTGATCCAACAATTGATTCTCCTGCAATAAATGAACCTGTGACATTCGAAATCTCAAGTTTGTTTGTAGTGGCGTTCCAGGATCTCACTCTAGCAGTTACTCCACTTATACTTCCTGTTATTATTTCGTTAAACTGATACGTTCCAACACCAACTAAAGATGGGTTTGATATTGTAATTTCTGGATTGAGAATATATCCGTATCCAGAATCAATTACATTGATTGCAGAAATATTTCCTGAAGAATTGACAGATGCTATTCCAATTGCTGTTGATATTCCTGGTATTATTTCAACATAGTTCTTCTCAGATACGTTGTTTGAAATCGTTACTGTCGGTGGTTGTAAATATCCACCACCACCATATGTAACTGCTATCCCAGTCACAATACCACATTTATCAATTCCAAATTCAAATACAGATGTTGCAATTCCAACATTTGTCGCTGCATTATTGATGAATATTGTGCTTGATCCAATTGAAGTTACGAATGTGTTGTCAGGTATAAAGTTGTAAAGATCACTGTAACCCACTCCAAGTCTTACTCGATCACCAACCACAATGTTTGTTGTATTAATTCCACTAATTTGAGTTGATCCTATTCCCAAAGTACCCGATGATAAAACGGAATTGAATCTAATAGTTGCTATTCCAAGAGCTCTAAATCCTTCAGTTCCTCCTGCAGGCGCTGAAATTGTTACTATTGGTGTTGACGCATAACCAAAACCACTATTTCCAATAGAAAGAGTATTAACCGTACCGGCAATAGATATTGTTGCTGTTGCAGTTGCTTGTACTGGTGAGGGACTTCCTGAGAAGGTTATATTTGGTGGAACAGTATATCCAGAACCAACTGTTGCTCCAGTTCCTACACACCAAGGATCTGCGGTTGAGAATCCTACGGCTGTTACAATTCCAGTGATTGGATCTATTGTTGCAATTCCAACAGCAACTATTGTTGGTGGAACATTTCCATATATACCCCCTGTACTAATAGCAACAATAGGTGCAGTGGTATATGCTCTTCCCGTTGTGCTAAATGCAATTGAATTGGGATTAATCGAAGATCCATCTATTCCACCACCAATGTCTATTGTTGCTGCAGCAAAACTAGTTCCGGGATGAGATATAGTTACTGTTGGGGCACTCGTATAGAATTTTCCTCCGGTTGTAATCGCAACGGATTGTACTGTACCTCCAGTTTGATTATAGTTGGAAAGTGTTGCTGTTGCAGCGGCCGCACTGGCAGATCCTGGTGGTAGTGAGAAAGTAACAGTTGGTGCAGTTTTATAAAATACTCCTCCAGTTGTCCCTCCGGGGAATAGGAATGAAGATGCGCCTATACTTATAGTTGCAGATACAACACTTACTCCACCACCAACTATAGGATAATCGAGCGTGGCGGTTGCTGCAGCACCAACATGTTTCGGAGCACTAAATGTAACTGTCGGTGTTGATGTATATCCAGAACCAACAGAAGTTAAAGTAACAATTCCAACACTACCAGTAGTTCCTATTCCTGCGATAGCAGTTGCCCCTGAGCCTTTTCCTCCAATAAATTTAATTCCTGGAGCAACAGTATATCCATATCCAGGATTAGTAAGTTGTACCGACTGAACAGATTTTGCTTGTGGATTTATATTGTCATTACATACAACTATTCCACCAATCATTATTGCTGTAGCTACACCGGTTAAACCGCCACTTGGAGCAGAAGATATTGCGACTGTTGGTGTTGATATATATCCCCCACCTCTGTTTGTAACTGAAATAAATCGTATAGCACCATTTACAATAGAAGTTACTGCTCGTGCAGTCGATCCTATTCCAGTAAGAGTTAGTGTTTGTGTTATACCTACGCCACTAAACAACTCAGAACCAATTCCAACACCAGCAATTTCATCATCTATTTGATCAATTCCAGTATCGATAACTTCATTTTCATATCTAAACAATTCACATCTAAGTTCATATGTATAGTTGGTGTTTAATTGATAAAATGGTTTTTCGTGTTCAACATATTTAATTTCAAACAATCTATCACCTAAAGGAAAATAAACTAAATCTCCTTCCTTAGGTCTACTGAAAAGTTTTATATTTGGTTGATTTTTGATAAGAGGTGAAATATAATTTTGAAATCTCTCTCTAGAAATTGTTAAAACTATCTCGTTTAATGCTTGAATACCAAATTTTGATAAAATAGTGGGGTTGTCAGAATAACCATCAAAACTATTAATATAAGCCTCTATTGGATAAGTATAATCAAACAAAGATTCTATAACTTCCCTCATAACCGTTTTTTCGGTTATGTATTTTCTGGGCAAATAATAAACATCAGTTCCATACATGCGAAGTTGTTCGTTTATTAAGTCTTGAATAAGACCTTGTTCGCCTGCTGACCCTTGAAGGAAAAAAGGATTTAACATGTATATTACCCTATCATATCAAGAGGTGGTAACTCATAAGTATTGGACATTTTTTCCATTATGAGATCAATTTCTCTCTGAGCATCATCATACATTTGTCTACCATTAAGTTCTACCCCACCAGGTAGTTTTACTCCAGTAAACTTCATCATATTTTGACCCCACTGTCTCTTTATGAGAGATGTTAAGTATGGTTTGATAAAAGAGTCATTCCAAACCCGATAATATTCACTTGGATTTAAAGTTGCAAAACAATCTATAATTATATACTGACCAGGACTTACTGACCCCCAATCAATATCTAGATATAATCTATCTTGTCTCTTATTGAATCTAATTTGTTTTTGTGTATTTAGAAGAAAGTCTAAATCTTCCAAATAAGTTTTTACCATTGCATAAGAAAGAAGTTCTGTACTTCCCCAATAATAAATATCATTCAAAAACAACTGATATTTAACACTAAACATATTGTTTGTAATTGTGTTAGCACCATCAAACAAAAATATTTTAGTGACTCCTATAACAGATGATGGAATTTGCAAGTAATTACTATTCTCTTCATAAGTAAAAGTAGTTGCAGTTCCAACTATTGATGTTGTAACAGAAGTAGTTGCTATTCCTGCAACAGAATTTGCTCCTCTAGCCCTTCCCCTATCAATATCTGCTTGAGTTAATTTATATTTGTAAAACGCATTATAGACACCATCAAAATGTCTTTCTTGAAAAAATTGTATGGCATCATCTACAAGATCTTCTATTTGCTCATCAGCAACGTTTATCTCTAAGACTGGCGCACCAAGTCTTCTTTTACAATAATCAATTAGTTCCTGTCTTGTAGATGGTTGTGCCATTTACTTATTACCTCTTAAACTTATTTATGGTTGAGTGCTAACCAAAGATGAAAAAACTTCCTGTTGTTTTAAATACAATTTGAAGTAACACTTTGCAATATTTTTTATATCTTCGATATTATCAATTTTTTCTATTTCACTACAAAATTTGACGTATTCAAAACTTTTATTTAAATTTTCTAGCTCTATATCATTTGGATTCATGCAACAAACTCCTCAGTAAATTTTTAATTTCATTGATA